TAAAGTTAGCTACTGCAATATCTTTTGCCATAATAATATCCTATTTTAATTATTTAGTCCTAAAGTGATGTATAGCAACCTATGATTGCACTGAGGCCATGCGGTTGGATGCCGATCCCAACCTGCCAGTGGCATGACCCGAAGCTTCTTCCTGCGCTTGCTTATTGGGTGTTATTGCCGAAATGTCAACAGTATATGTATCATCTATAGTATTACGTATATTCATAGTGGTAAGTACCATTCCATCCCCATAATATGTGGAATACCCAACAAACGAAATATTATATGTATTATTAATGTTATTATAGGAGAACACAGGCTGTTCTACAGAACTTAATAATACAGAGGATATTTCATTACACTCCACATTGTTTCTACCATCAAAAATAGTTGTTAATATATTTGATTCTAGGTCTAAATTATACAATTTAGGATATATTACATTATCAGCATAATCAGATGATGCCACAGTACAAATTGTAACGTGTTTTTCTTCATCAAATAACCAAACCCCACCATAATTTCCGTTGTTATTACTCGATAGATCTATAATATGAACGTCATCGGCTATAGAATATATTCTGGAAGTATCATAGTCATATTTTATCTTTTCAAACAATAAATGCCCAGTGGTATATACCATAATTGTATCAAACCAAATATCAAAATCTCTTATTTGCCCGTTTAATATATCAGATGATACAGCAGAAGTAAATAATCCGAAGTTATTATAAATGGAACTTAGTGATACTGAAGCGGAAACCGCGTTTCCATCTGTGTTTTTAGTCCACATATATCCAGTTGCATTATTTTTGGTGTATATTGTTTCTAGTGCTCTGTCCTTTAATAGAAAATATTGATTTCCAAATATATCGGTTTTCCATTGATATACAAACTTATTTTGATTTTCTATGTTACCGTACCAAGAATCAATATTATGTTCCCCTCTAAAATTCTCTGGGAATGCTTGGATGTCATTCCAAGTATTATCCAATGCTCCAGACCAAGGATCATATTTATCATTTTGAATTTTAAATCCGTTATAATTAAATCCGGTGCTTTCATATTTTGTTTGATAAGGAATAAACTCTGAATATCCCGGTAACTCATCGGACGTACCGGAATATGAATCCAGTGTAATCCCGGTTTTCAACCAACTAGAATCTATATTCGTAGAAGATATTGGTTTAATTTGTGTTTTATTAGATACCCCAGCATCTCTGGTATATAATGCAGGATTCTGAAATATCGCTGATAATTCTCTATTATATGTATTTTCCAGATCATCAGTATAAATAGTGTTTGTATATCCTTTACCAATATATGTGGTTAGCCCCATAAGTTTTGGTAGGAAATATCCCCCAACATCTTCTCTGGAATACAAATCCCCAATATATGGTATTGTGGCTATTGTTGGAAAATGTCGATTTAAAATATTTGCATATGGAACTAATGCATCAACTAATGTTCCAGATATATAATCAACCCATAATCCACCTGTTGGTGGTATTCCATTCGTCGAATTTACTAATGCCTGTTTCCATGTGATTGCGGAATTTGCCCAATAATTAACAAACATTTCTGATTCGTTACTTAATATAATATCAGAAGGATTGTTTGTTGCAGATATAACCATTTCTGTGTTTATGTTATCTAAATAAGAACTCAATGGTGATGTACATAACGGATTAATAACAAGATCACACCAACGTTTGCTTTCCGAATTAATCTTAAATTCTATAGGTTCTTCCCAAATAATATTCCCGGTTCCATTATTTTTGTAATCAACATATATATTTTCTACCAAAGATAATCTTGATATATCCGGTTGTGTTATAAATGTGTAATCATCAATTGGTGTGCGAATACCACCGCCCCATGTCATTGTTCCTTTTTGTTTTGTTTGACCCGATGAATTATCATATGAAACTGCCCAAAATGGTCTTCCACCAACGGCAGTTACATTATATACATTTGATGTATAATCCCATCCACTAAGTGGTATATTTATTACTGCATTAATTCTGTCATTATATCTGGTTGTAATACCAAGACTACCGCTTAGTTCTGTGGTTAAATCAAAATTAACTCCGCTTACTGGCGGTAAAACCACAAACGTTTCTGGTGCAAATGGACCATAACCAATACCAGAAACTTGATATTCCCCAATCTGATCAATAAGATATGAAAATTTATTGTTTGGTGATATTTTTATTGTTTCAACATTAGTCGAATCTGGCTTAATCAAATTCCAAACAACAGCGGTTAATTCTGCTGCGGAATGTTCTGGACCATCATCATAAAATCCTACTGGCCACACATAATCCACGTACTGACCAGTTGTAAGATGGTTGCTAGTATACCATGGATTAGCTTCTATGCTTACACTGGATGCTAAATATGTTCCAACGGTAGATCCTCTGGTATCGTCACTTGTTAAACAATACCAATTAGAATCTATATGATCATACATAATAAAATCACCGGCATTTAATACCATTGGTGATGCTGACGTGCTCTTTTCCCAAATACCATCAGTATCTAGTGTGGCTTTCATCCATTCTGCTTTGGTAGTATTTGTGTGCTTGTGTTTTATAATTAAATTAGGAACAAAATCAACGATTAGGTCTCCAGGATTTCTAAGTAAATTACTTCGTAGGTATTTGTACACAACACCAGTTTCAAATCGAAATCTAGATCCATCTCCGGTTTTCCATTGACCCGCACCCCAACCAACATCTGGTTCGGGATTATTTCCTGATACTTGATAGAATGCAAAATCCTTGCTTGACTTATATCCTAACGAATCTGTTCCTCTCCATGAATCCAAATCAAAATGTTCAGGGAACTGTGTATCAACAAATACTATATCAGTCATATATGAATAATCACTATAATTAGATCCAGGATGTCCTAATGGAGAATATTTTATTGCTCTACAAGTACAGTCATTCCAATCGCCAATACCGTTCGTTGCTAAGTCTACGATACCAATATTTTTAGTATCATGAATTGATTTATGATCGTTTATGTAATATAGACAATCCACTTGATGATTATAATGTACAATAGAAGTCTCGTCTATAAATATTGAAGAATCTTGCCATACAAATGTTTCATAGTTTCCGGGTTTACATTTCAATGTAAGTGATGGTTGTATTTTTCCAGTTGCATTATAAACAAGCGTAGAATTGCTGCCAGCCAATGTCTTTAAGTCCAGTCCACTTAGCCATGCACACTCAACAGGATAACCATTTGGTGCATTTAGTTTATATATCATATCACTGTCATATAATCCATATCCTGATCTAGCACCGACAATTGCAGTTTCAACGCTTATTGATGATAATGTAATAGGAATACATTGACTGGAAAGTATATTCATTGGTAGGTCAGGATTGTCTGGATTATATGTGTGTAATGGCCAGTTAATAAATGTTTTACCGACTGATATTGGTATATCAGTATTAATCATTTTATACAACCATGCCCGATCAAACGGACCCGAATATAATGTATCTGGATTGAAATCATGTATTCCATCTGATACCGTAGTTGTTCTTACTGATATTTTATCTGCACTTAAATGTGTTTGTGACGGAATAGCACCAATATCAATCAACTTGGTATCATTTATGTTTATAGGATTGATAGCTGAAACTGGAACTGTTTTCCAATATTTGTTTAATATAGAATCATCATATGTATCTATATAATATGAATTTTCTAGTAATGGGCCGCTCCAATCCAATCCATCCCCACTTGTTCCATATCCTGGATATGGAAATCTAAATCTTGTGTTTCTTGATTCAAATAGTGTTGCCTTCATAGTATCTTCTAATATATTTTCAGAAGTATACTTTAACCAAGAACCAGAAATTGCGTTGTTATTTTGGATAAAAATCTTATCAGCAAACTTATAATTATTGGCGGCTATTGCCCCATCGTTTATTAATGATGTTGCGCTTAAATATATAGGATCAAATACAATGTCTTGTTCATATTCCCTGAAGTATTCTCCAGATGGGAAGTAGAACCAGTTATTTCCGGACACCAAAGTATGTTCAACAGTACGAGTATCAGAAACATAATAACCACCCGATAATATGTATTGGTTCTCTCCAATATATTTCTTGGTAGCATCAAACCTAACATAATCATTTAATACTTCTCTATTGAACTCAGAATATGCAGATAATGGTAATGCGGATACATCAGAAACTCCATGGGATTTCAGTACTGTATTTATTGTCCATAATAATGGATTGTTTGCATCTAACGCATTAACTCCCGTTCCGTATAACCAGTTCAACGCCGAAATTTCAAACCCTAAACTATCAAAATATGATGATACTGTTGCGGATTCGAGATCATAATATGAAGAAACAGCAACCGTTGGATCTTTATCATAATAGTTTGTATCATCATACAATTCTTCTAATATGATTTTAAATCCAGTAGATATAGCAGACAAATCTGGAAATGTATCATATGCTGATTGTTCTGGAACATTTAAAACATAATCTCTTTGTGTAAATGCCTTTAATAGATATTCATAAAATAGGGTTCTTAATGCATTTTCAGAACCAACCATATTATATTTTAGTTTAGCCTTTTTTATTGCTTCCCGTTTGTTAATAAAATATATTGATATCTCTCTTAGTTTCTTAACAAACAATGGAATTGCGTCGTCAATATCCAATGGATCATCAAAATCTATATCCTCAAGCCATTTCTTATCTTCCTCGTTTCCGTATAATTTTAATTCCTTAAGCAAAGATATATAATCTGAACGCAAATCATTTGTGGTATCGGTGTTTGTATATGTGTTATTGTACCAAGCTTTAACATATTGATTATATTGAACGGTTTCCTTTCCAGGTATAATTCCGGAATTTCTTTGAACCCATTCCTGATAGGTAAACGGAACCCTACTATCTTCCGGTACCACTACTGCGGTATTATTCTTGATACCTTCCATATATTCTTTATTAGTAATATAATTCGATCTGGATGTATCTTGTGTTTTGGAATATGTAGATAAAATAGCCATTATGTGTTTATTCCTCCGTATAAATTATCCATTAAGAGTCTATCTATAATTCCATAATTGGTATACCATGCAGACAATGAAGAGTTAGTTTCAGACAGTGTAGTATAATCGTCATCCCAATTAATAACTCCCTCGACTTGAACATCACAAAGAGTTGGTATATACTTGTAAAATTTATAAGTTGCATAATCACTTGAAAGTAACCATGCTACACTACTTGTTGATGATAATGCCACACCAGTAAGTGCGTGTGTAGTATCAAGAACCGTTTCATAGGTTTCCTGACCAAAAATAGGCTGCACAACAAATGCAACCCCACCGGATACCATATATGTTGCTTGATCTATAATATCGATTCCCCTATTAAAACAATGATCATGTCCACAAACGCTACATACCGCTTTATTTCTTACAAAATTTGTATTACACTTACAACGTGTTCCCCAAAGATTATTATGTGATATTGAAGCAATATTAATTAATCGTTTTAGTGATGGCGGATAGTTAAATTTATAATTATCAATTGGTACATCTACTTCTTCTGATATAGAATATAATTGATCTATTTCACAGGTATTTATATTAGAATTATTATTTACAAAATTGGCAATCTTTTCATATGATTTTCCCCCAAGAGAAGTGTTAGTATCGGTCTTATTACCAACCATTGTGTCTAGATATGTATTAAATAAATTTACATTGTTATAAATGTGTTCGGACAATGCATAGTCCCTCATTTGTTTTGTTGAGTCCCAACTTTCATTAAATTTTCTAATATTAATATCGTCTGCATTTGCATAAATATCAAACAATGCACTCGTTCCGGAAACACTATATGTTTTAGGAGTATCAACATATTTATGTATCATTTGATATCCTGTCCAATCACCAAACGCCTGTATTCCTCGTTCGATAGCACTACGAGGATATATCAAGAACGAATCAACCGCGCTTATGTTGTTTATGGAAAGAATATATGCCCTTGCTTCCGTCGTATTTAATACCCATATTCTTTCTCTTGAATCACATGCTATACCCTCAAGATTTGCACTTAGAGCTGATGTTGCATTATCTGCTGTGGAGTATTCTAAACCGTAACCTACTATGTTCTCATTGGCAATATTTCTTTTAATAACATCATATCCGCTTATACAACCAATTGCGGATTCACCAAAAGTAAACCAAGGATTGGAGTTTTGATCTATTGTTAAATATGCAGGATGTGGTATATTTTCAAAAGAACTTACAAGATGACACATAGAGTCATATTTTTGAATTGCTCCACCACTTGCTGTTTGTTCTTCTGTATATGGAAAATATTGTTTCTGATATTCTTCACAAACCCATACCGAATTGTCTGATGGATCAACAACCATACCTTGCGGTTGTGCGCTTAATGGGAAAAACACTGATGTAATAAGAGCACCAGCACTGGTATATTTAGCCAAGCTGCTGCACAATGGATGTGAATATGTAACCCAAGCATTGTCCTCGGTATCAGTATCAATTTGAACTGGTCTGGCAGATATATAATCTGATCCAGAATATACGAATGGAAAAGATGCCAATAAAATAAGTGTTGTACCTATCATGTTTTTATCATATTTTATAGCAAATGTTCCTAAACCTTCTGTCCATCTGGTAACCCATGCATTTGCTTTACTGTCAAGTGCTACTGAAGGTGAATAATGTATTGTTTGGCCAACATATATAGAAGAAAGCAAGGTTCCATTTGAAGTAAACTTACTAACATATCCAGATAGAGCATTAGAAACCGTCCACACATTATAGCAATAATCTACTGCTATACCAAAAATTCCACCACTTGATCGATCTATCCATCCGCTTGCTGGTCTCCAAAATGTTGTCTCTCCAGAAACCGCCGAATAGTATGTGCTATTTGTTGTTGCATATAAATATGGTGATATACTGGGTAGTATTCCGTTGGTGTACTCCGCAGAATATGGATAATTTACCTTGTTTAATGTATTTGATCCGGTATTAGATATCCAAGCAAATGGAGTATCACGATACCATCCAGAAGATTCTACCGATACCGTCGAAGATAATTGCGTATTTAGGGATGATGCCGAAGAATTAACGCTATTAATATATACCCCTCCCATATAGTAATCATCATCATCATATCTCTCGAAATATGCTGATGTTGAATTAAAGGTAACAGAACTATCAGGAATATTTGTAAACCCGCGTTCTATGTTTAATATGGAAGATGTTGTATCCTGTGGGTAGTCAAATACTATTGTATCCGATGTTATGTTACTGCACATATTTGTAAGCACATCACTGGTTGGTGTAATTACATACCTGAAATTAGTATCAACCCATTTTATTTTATTAATATCCTTTGTTCCATCTTTTGTTATATTTAAATATGTTGGATTTATACCATTAACATAGTGTTGCGTTCCTTGTACTAACATACTATTAGAATAACCAACAGATTCATCGTCATAATTTACAGGTCTTCCTGATACATCCATTGTTGCCCATAACATAACAGGAGATGTATAATCAAGTGTTGGCATATCATCAATATAATGAAATTGTGCATAGCCAGTAACATATAATGCATTACCGGAAGAATCTGTTATTGTGGTATCTGTTGTTTCTATTTTATCAATAACATTTCCGTTTAAATCAGTAAATCTCCATTGTGGTAATAAATGACTCCATTTACTTTGTGTTATCTGATATGGTGCGGACCTAGAATATTGTGAATACAATATAATAGTATGTGTGTCATAATCACTAGCCGTAATAGAAACGGTAAATGGTGTTGATGTTGAATGTGTTACCTCTGATGGCAACGGAACTTCTGTAAATACTATATCGTCTAATACATTTCCAGTTAATGGTATTACTGGTGGACTATTATAAACAAATCGCATATAAGTAGTTGGTTCTCCGGTAATATACATTTCTGATAGGTCACTATTAAATGTAATACCCTCAAGTTGTCCAACCAATCCCGAAACTCCATATGATGTAAGATATAAAGTGTCTAAAACATTACCACTTAAATCTGTTTTAAATATTGCACTAGCTAAATCACTAATAGTGTAAAGTTCTTGTGCCGCTGAATCGTAATATACATCACCCAAATCTCCCTTTGTAGGATAGTCTTGAAATACTCCTGATAGTGCACTAATAGCATCAAATGGTTGAGTTGCAACACCATCCATTGTAATAGAAAAAACAGCCACTGAACTAATTCCCGGTGTAAATGCTCCCAAACTACCAGTTTCCATTCCTTCTCTAACTGCATAAAATTTATTATTAATGTTATCGTAACTTATACCCTCAAATCCCTTATTTGAAAAATACTCAGCAGATACAGTAATCATCATACAATCAGAAGCAGCAATAGTTGTTGTGTCAGAATTTATATCAAATTTATATAGAGCGGCAGAAGTTGATGGTGTATTATTTGGTTGACCGGTATATTCTCTTTCTTCAATTACCGCAAAAGTATTTCCAGACACCCAACATATTCCTTCAATATCAAGAAATCCAGTTGTTGTAATTTTACGTTGTAATCCAATATTTATATCGTGCTCATAAATATTAATAATTGTGCTGGGAGTTCCAGGATTAGATTCAACGATAAATATCGTATTGTTTGTAGGATAGTAGGTTACTGACGATGAATCGGAAGTTATTCCATACATCGTAGTAGTATAAGTTTCAAGCGTATAATAACTTAGCATAAATCCCCATTAGTATTCGACACTTTCATAAACGGTAGATTCGCTATCCACTGCGATATATTTACTAAAGTTCGAAATATCATATAAATACGGAAACATAAAATATTCTAACGTATAATTATTTCGTATTGAAGTAACATTACTAGTATATATTGGATTCCATACAATCATTGAAAGGTTTTCTTCTTTGATGCTACTATCGTCAATTCGTTGAGTATAAAACGTTTTAACTCCATTAACTGATAATATGTCAGAAGTTAGTTGATTAATATCAATGGTTTGTCCCAACTTAACTTTTTGTCTATTAAAGTAGGTTAAAAATATATTTTTTACATCTAGTTGAATTGAAGAATTGTCTCTTCTAGAACTTGCTTCTTTAATGATTTGCAATCTTGTGTTATTTACATCCGCAATTGTTATTGCACCACCGGATTTAGATATTCCCAACCCCACGGAAACATAAACAGGATCAACCATTATAGTTTCAGATGTTAATACCTTCTCACTACGCATTGAGGAAATTATTAGTTCTTTTTGTGCGGGTGATAAAAATGATATTGGTTGTGACCAATTGGCGTTTATTTTAGGTACTACAATAATATAAATGTTATTAAAATTACAGGAATCACCAAAGGTTACTTGATTAAATAATGCCCTGGAAACCATATTAGGATTAGTTATACCAAGATCATAATAATATTTCATTTGCTGTGATAGATATTTCCAGTTGTTAGCCACCGATACATCGCTAATTAAATTAGCGAAATTTGTTTTAATATAGTTTTCATAATCAAGTTCGGTAACTAATCTATATTGAGATCTAAAAATTCCCGGAGCATTGCTTCTTATGCTATCAACGCTTTCTTCTGTACTGGAATATGTAGAAACATTGGTATTATTAAATATAATACTTGCTAGGGTAGTAAGAAAAGAATATTCTCCCGCCACTACATCCGTTAGTATTGAATCAAATTGTGTGGTTGTATACTTATTTAAGCTCTTTCCATTAAGTACTCCAACACCAACCTCTCCCGATGTTCCATTAGATCGTAAATAATAAATTGCAACACTCGATCCAGCATCCAGCTTTCTTCCATTTATTCCATTACCAAATTTAATTTCATACCTTTTGTTTTCATTAAATCTAATTTCATACTTCTTTTCGTTTGCGTTCTCAAGATAAAGGGATGGTGTAGATTCCCATTGTTCCCAATCACCACCATCTGATGGGTTTGGTTTTACATATACATCAATATTAAAATGATCAATTAATACATTATCTCCAGGAACCATATATACAATTTCACCCTCTTGTCCTATTGCGGTATATGTTGGATATTCCTCATATTTGCCCTGATATAATAGTTTCTCGTTAGAAAAATTGGATAGATTTTCAGTCTGCCCACTAAGTGATTTTGCTATTGTTATATCTTCATTAAAAGAATATGGTATTCCCCCCAACTGAAAATATGAATATCTTGGTATTGTATATAATCCTGGATTAGCAAGTTCTCCGGTTCCTAATGCGCTAACAACAAAGTTAAGTGTAGAGGTTTGATATCCAATTGGTTTATAGTCAATAAGTTTTACTATACGGTTCATGTTTTCATATATTTGAGAATCAGAAAACATTGATTCTGTGGATGTTTTATTAAGATAATACATTAAAACATTAAAAGTATATGCAACAATGTCTATAACTGTAGATATATAACTACCCTCATAAATGTGATCACTAAACACACCAGATTCTGTTAATCTATCTTTGATATGTTGCTTGATAGATAAGCTATCGAACGCTAAATATCCATCTTTTGTATTTGGACAACCATTATCATTTATACTCATTTAAAATCTCCTAAAATTATCATTATACAGGACAAACCCTGCTCAAGTTTGTTATTAATCTATCACTATCTTGCGTTAACACACCCGTAAACGAAACCTTTTCCTTTAGTCCAAGTATAGTGATTTGTATTTCAACATCATATTGATGGGCATCTAGTTGTGATACAGATGCGTTATCCGGATATCCGGTAACATTAATTCTGTCAACCACAACTCTTGGTTCCCATTCCTCTATTGCTCGCAGGATTTCTGAACCAATTCTGTGTCCAATAGCCTCGGAAACTGGTGCAAATAGATATCTACGTAGGTTTGCCCCAAATCTTGGAACTAGGAACCGTTCACCGGGTGTAGTATTAAAAATGTTCAATAATGAGTTGTTTATAGCAGCAATATCATAATCAACTTCTATATCTTTCCCCTGAATAGTAGTGTTTGTCAATATTGTTGGTACCATATGCTCTGAAATGTCCAAATTAAGGTCTACATACGTGTAACCCTTGGTGTTTTTTCCTGTATTTTTTAAATTGTTTAATATAATAGATCCCATATCATAAATATTTAACAAACTGGTACATTTTATCTAGTGTTTGGGTAAATAATTACGTAACTATAGTTTAAGGAGATTCTAAATGAAATTTAAAAAAGGTAAATATGATATTTTAATTGAAACCGCTACTACAAGGTTTGAAAATGGTGGAATCATGTCTGGCGACCTTGTTCGTATACGAAAGGATGCGCTTAAAAATGAAAAGGTAAAGGGTTTCACTGCCCAGTTTCTAAAGATGCTTGAAAATGCAATGAATACTGACCTTAATTTGCGTGCTGGTGCGGTTAAAAGCACAAGACCAACGACAAGTGGTAATTACAAAGGCGGAACCGACTCTCCAGCGGATTATTATGTTGATATTGTGGTAGAATACGCTCCGGGTCTATGGCGTGACCCTATGACGGTTCCAATAGAAATCTTAGAAGTTATTGATACTGGTATTAACTTGCCACCAGTTCCAGATAGCCTAAAGCGTAAAAATAAAGTCGATATGCCAAAGAAAGTAGAATCTCCAGATGCAAATCGTACAACGCCAACTAAAAACACCAAACCAGAATTCGAAAACAAAACAACTGATGGTAGAATTCAGATCAAAAAACCTAATGAAGTATCCAGAAAGAATCTTGGAAAGCTAACATTGGAAGATGTTTATGGTGATATGCTTGGAACAGATCCATCAGGTGCTGGAACTACCGATGATGATGGTAGATTTGTTGGTTATACAGTAAAATTTGGCGAACCATATGGTAAGAACCCAGATGCTATTATAGATAAAATTCAAGGAATGCCAAGCCTAAGTAATAACATGGATGCAAAGTTCGTAGATGATAATACCCTAGAATTAAAAATCGATGGTGATCTTGATCCTGCGGAACTTGAAAAGATGATTACAAATGTTACCAAGGGAACCGTAAGCGTTACTAAGACCGAAAATGATATGACATCTTTTGGTGCTCCTGCAAAGACCGGATCAACCCTACAGAGTAAATTAGGTAATCCAGTAAGTATTGCTAGTGGTTCACAGGCTATTGGGGCATAACCTCACTTAGTTCCAGTATACAAGCATAACAGTTTATTTCTGTATCAAGCACATGATTATGTCTATCCATTGCGTTTGCAATTAACAGCAAGACTGGTCGCTTCGCGTCAAAGGACAGATCACTATTATATGTAACATCAAACAACTGCTTTAACAATGTATGGTAGTTATTGCCAAACTTCATTTCGTTTTGAATTATATACGATCTAAGATCAGAAATCTTCTTTTTTCGTATTTTGTCAAAAACAGTTTGTGCAAAGACTGATGTAGTACTTTCATTTTCCAGTGATAGAACACCATCGATAATGTTCTTGTGTAATTCCCCAATAACCTTTCTGATATCAGGATAATTGCTCTTTACAAGTTCAAGAAACTTCTTCTTTTGATCTTCTGGTACCTTAACATTCTCTGCTTTTAGAACGCGAACCGCTCTATCAACAACAGCTTCATATGGTGGTGTTAAATCAAACGATTGAAAGCGAGAGTCAAGTGCATCAATTACCATTGAACGATAATTACATGTGGCAATGAACCTAGTATGACCAGCATTAGCTTCAATTACATGTCTAAGAGCCTTTTGAGCACTAGACCCAGTTCCTGCATTAAAGCTAAGACCGTCAATTTCATCAAGAATTACAACCTTTATCTTTCCATCGATTGAGCCTGTTTGTGCAAAGTTAGTAACCTTGTTTCTAATAGTTTCTACGCCAGATTCATCAGATGCATTAATATACAAATACTGACAATCCAATACATCAGTAACCAATATTTTAGCCAAACTGGATTTACCGAGTCCTGGTGATCCATAAAACATAAGATGTGGTATCTCTTGCTTTCGTCGTATTTGTTCAAAATATTTTCGGTTCTTATCCGAAAGCACAATATCATCTAATGTAACCGGACGATACTTCTCTACCAATAGATTTTCAAACAGATCAACCATATTATTCCTTACTCAGTTATCAGTGTTCTGCCAGTAAATTGATTATTTCTAACCTCTTTGATGGTATTAGTCTCTCTAATTTCCACTGCTAGGTTATTGGAAAGCCATACCAAGAGTTCTGGTAGCTTTTCATTATCAATTTCGAACACACCGTTGTTTTGTACTGTTACCTTCACCATTTTATTTCTCCTCTTCCTTTTCCGCGTCCTTCTTGATCATTGTCATAAGTGCATCATTAACTGCCCAATTAATCAATGCTTTTGTATCATTTACGATATTTTCCTTTGCATACGCCAGTAATTTTTCAATTAGTTCGTTTTCCAGATCCAATTCAAACTCCACCATTTCCACAACCCTTTCGTTCTGGAATACTTCTGTTGTTTCTGCTGTTTCTGCTGTCACTACTGTTTCTGTTGTTTCTGTTGTTTCTGTTGTCATTTTTAGTCCTTTCTTAGTCTAAATATGTTTTTATGTAACCCGTATTAAGTCCGCTATAATCACCTACTTTGTATTCTAGTTTATATTCCATTAGAATGTCAACAACTATCTTCTTCATTTCTTCACTATGTCCCGTTATAATCTGAAGTTCCTCATTAGAACACCACATCCGGTTAACGGTTTCCTCTAATAATTGGGCAGCGATATTGTGTCGTACCCCATGTAGATCAAGTACTTTCATATACATATACTATCATAACGCCTAGTAATGTCAACATTTTCCTATAAAAAAGGATAAATAATTACATAATATAAGGATGTGTTAATATGAATGATGATCTTGATAAAATTTTAGACGAGTTAAAGAACGATGAATCTATTACGAGTTTAGCCGATACACCGAAAACGCCATTATTAGACATTACGGATGAAAATGTTAATAATTACGTTATGCAAAAAATTGGAAAATTAGTTGAATCAGGTATAGAAACAGTAGAAGCGATACAAAATACTATATCAACTGGTTTTGAGGCAGAAGAACTGGCTGCATTTTCCGGATTAATAAGTTCCGTTGCCAAAGCAGCGGAAACTTTAAACAAAATTAACATACAGAACAAGAA